GGAGAGATAGAGCTGTCTCGATCACCACAGCGGGCTTCTGACAGCGCACAAGCGAGTGGAGGAGGTCGAGAACCTCGCCCTCCGTCCGCTTGGTGCCATCGTGCTGCCACTTGGGTTCAGCCAGTACCGAAGTCACAGGCTGAAGCCTAGTCGAGCGCGCAGACAAAGAAAGGGCCGGGGTGCATCAAACCCCGGCCCTCGCTCGTGACCCCTACGGATTAGGCAGGGTTGTCGTCCGTGATGAACTTGAGCGCACCGACCCGCGAGGGCGCGACGCAGCCGAAGCTCGCGTACCACTTGAACCATGCCTGCCACACGGCCATCTTCTGACCGGCGGTTGAGGCGTCCTTCAGGTGGAACACCTTGCCATCCTTTTCCAGCCAGCCGGGTGCGGCCTGCTGGAACCAGCGGAACGCGCTCTTGTCGAGCCCGAAAGCCCAACCGCGCGGCGCATCGTCGTCAGCAACCACGGGAACCTCGTTCACCATGATCGCCGAGTACCCACCGTGGATGTTCACAGCCTGAGCGTCGTTAAAACGCTTCTGCGACTGGAACGTGTCGGCGAGCCTGCGGCGGATGCCGCGAGAGGTCAGGAAAACCTCAACCTCGCCCTGTCCGGTGAGCCCAACGTCGTCGGCGAGCAACTCAAAGTGAGTCTCGCCTGCGACGGCGGGTGCCGCGGCTGACGCACCGACGAGGCGAACCTGAGCGTTCCAATACTCGTTCCCCGCCGTGGCGGAGTTGATCGAGTGGAGCGTCCGGCCCGTCGCAGCGATGCTACGCAGCCCGTCCATTTCGTTCGCCCGTGACCCGGCGACGTAAACCGAGTGCGTCAGATCGACAGTGACCGACGTGGCGAGCGTGATCGTCTTGGTGGTGCCACCGGCACGCGCGGTGACGGTGTTACCCGTACCCCCGCCCGCAGCCGCAGCACCCGTGGACGTGACCAGCACATCGACGGGATCGCCGACCGCGATGTATTGAACGGAGTCCAACGTGATCGTGGCCTGCGTGGTGGCGGTCGCGGCGACGGTCGCCAGAACGCCGTCCCCGGTGCCGAACACCTGCCGGTTCACATCCTTGCGGATGTCCTGCGCGACGCCCTTTGTCTCAGCGTCGAGGAGGTTTACGAACGCCCCCTCGTTGGACTGCGACGCTTCGATCGCACCATCGGAGACTTCAATCCCCGAGTAGTGATACCGAATCGGGATGATCGCGTCGGCCCACGTCTGCGCGCCTGCGACCGGCAGGGTCCCCGCGTCGCCGCGTGAACCGCGCCCGCGGTTGCGCCCGGTGTGAACCGGAACAATCGCGCGCCGACCCGTGTGGTCGATGTGGTCCGAGTCTCGCTCGATCTGATCGAGGAGATACGTCTTGTAGTTGAGTTGCTCAACGATCGGGCCGACGTACAAATCCTTCAGTACGGCGTCCGCCGTTGCGACTGTCTGCGTAGCCATTGGTTCTCCTAGCGGTAGTTAAACGGTTGCCTTGAACCGTTCCGCAGCCGCCGCCTTCGCGTCCTCAAAGGACGTGATCTTGCGAGGCGTGGTGTCCGCTGAACCCGGGCCTTCGACGCGGGCAGGATCATCGGCCTTCTTCTTCAGAAGGCTTGCCTGCCCTGCACCAACAATCCGCTGGAAGTCCTCAAACCCCTTTTGGACTGCGTTATCCGGGTCCTCGTCCACATACGCATACGCAAGCTGAAGGATCGCGTCGGTGTCCAGATCGGCACCATGCTCCTCCTTCAGACCATCGAGAACACCTGTTACCTCAGACATCGCCTCCTGCTCAAGTCTCTCCTGCTCGCCCTGAGTAAGAGATTCCTGAATGGGCTTGACGGCCTCGGACACACCTTCAGCGATCATCGCTTTGATCGACTCGGGAGTTAGCTCGTCCTCAGAGAAGTTCTCGTTGGAGAAGTCAAGCTCGCCGCCAGAGCCGTCCTCAAACAACTCCATGCGCTCGCCAACCTCCTCCCACCACTCCTTGAAACGATCCTCGTCCTGAGCGAGTTCCGCGAACTGAAGAAGCTGCTTGAGAGCGGCAGGATCAAGCTCGTTAATCCCTAGCTCCTCATACGGCTCCCACGCCTTGCGCTGCTCCGCGAACTCTTGGAACTTGCGCGTGGCGTTCGCCTCCATCTGCTTCAGGTGTTCCTCAACGTGCGGTTTTAGCTCGTCGGGAACGGAACTGAGGTCGTAAAGACCAGCCGCCTCGCCCTGGCCCTCGGGCTCTACTTCTGCGCCTTCCGGCGCGTCCGGTGTTGCCGCGGGCTGTACGGGATCAGGCATGGTTTACGTCCTTACTGTTGGCACCGTAACTCCCTGTTGCGCCCTGGCGCGGCTGTACCTCCACCCCGGCTACGGGGTTTATGGCCCTGGCAACGCTGTACGCGGAGTCCCTCGTGCGCGTGAACATTGACCGAAAGAGTAACGCAGTCCGCCGGACGGGTTTATTCAGCGACGTTGTTGATGAAGGAACAGGCGATCGCGTGTTCGGTTGCGGTCGGCATATAGGTTCGGTTGAACTGCCACGGATCACGCTCATCTGCGTCCTTGTCATTCGCCGCGCAGTTACGGTAAGCGTCGGCAAACCGCTCGGCGCAGTTAAACGAGAAGGTGCCGTTACACCCTGCGTCCACGGCGGGCCACCCGGCCTGAACCTCAGCGTTGTGGGCAAGCTGAAACTCGTGGCCCACTTCATGCCAGAACCCCACCCTCGCCCGGAGCAGATCGAAATGCTTGGCCGGGAAATACATGATCTGAGTGTCAGGCTTGACACAGATACCGGGATGGCCGTCTGAACCGGGACAGTCGATGGACTCCACATCGAAGGGCGGCGTTTCCACGGCTGCACTAGCGGCCCAAGTGGTAAACGGCTCCGGGTTACGCAGCTTCACTACGCCATGATCGGCAGCGAAAGCGACAGCGACGCAAGGCCACAGAGCCACCATTAGGACGAAGCCGCTCAGTCGTCGCGCAATCATCATCTAGTCACTAAAGAACCCGAAGTTCCTTATCCCATTCCACACTTCAACGCCCGCATCTTCAGCTTCGCCCATGTAGATCAACTCAGCACTTCCCGCCGGGTCCACCGACTGCGACCACTCCCCGGGCTCGGCAGCAATAGAGTCGAAGATTCGCGTGTCGCTCTCGGCATCGAAAAAGATGTACCCGTTGCGCTGAAAGAAAAGCTCCCGATCAGTGACAGCAAGCTCGCAGCGCCATCCAACCGGAGCCCCGACAGACGCAGCCCACCCTTCGGGAAACAGGAGGCCGCCCTTGCGCTCGCTGCCGAGTTGCTGAAGCGAGAGCGTCACGTCCTCAAGCACTTCCCCGCCCTGATCCGCCGTAAGGAGGGCGTACATCCCGCCCGTGAGCCCCGCGAAGTTCGCGCTCGTCGTCATGTTTGTCCCGAGATACTGCCCCTGCCAGAACATCTGGTAGGTGTTGTTGGGATTCACCATCACGAACACGTCGCCGGGGTCCACGTTGGAGAGGGCTTCCAGAGCGGCAAGGAACGCTGTCTCGTCAGCGTCGAACGCGATCGGAGCGGTGGTCTGCCCATTTACCGTGAACGTCCAGTCGCCCCCGGTCGGCGCACCGGGAGCGGTGATGTTCACAACCGTTTTCTCGTAGTTGAGTATCGGGCCGGGGTCGCCGATGGAGAGTTCGTCGTCGGGGAACTCCTGCGAGGCAAGATCGCCCTGTAGAACGATGGTGAAGTTGCCACCGCCGGGATAGTTGAGAACGAAGTTCCCCGGCCCAAGTATCTCCTCAAGCGCCGCGTTCATGGCCGTCTGATCGTTCGCCGTGTTGAATATCTCGATCGGGTCGCTTTCGACCGCGCCCCAAAAGATCGTGAACTGCCCGCTGTAAGGATCGCCGGGGTAGGACTCCCGTAGGTCGAGCGTCCACGATTGGTTAGCCCCTGCCGATGCTCCCGCGTCGGAATAAACGATGTAGAGCTTGCCGTTGTCGCCAGCGTCCGGCGTGACGAGCGTGCCTTCGATGATTTCCACCGCCTGCGACGTTGGCCCACCACCACCGCCTCCACTCGATCGGCGGTAAAGCTCAGGCATATTCGTAGGTGTAGCTGACCGCCTGCGAGCCGGACTCAGCGATCACATAAACCGAAGCGAGGTCATCGCCCCTGAGCCTGACGGCATCACCCGCGGCGAGCCAGCTTCCGGTGTCGGCGGCGATCGCGGCGCTACCCACGCGCACGTTCGCGTCGTTTGCCTCAGCCGCCGTGACGAGAACCTCCCGCATCGGCGTTGAGGTCGTCGTCAGTGGCTTACGGGTCGTGGTAATCCCGGTCGTCTTACCTTCGCCGATGGCGCTCAAACCGTCCCTCCCTTGTCCTTCTTCTCGGACGGGATTTGTCCAGTCGGGAGAGGCTGTTCGGTGATGCGCTTCGCCGCCCGTGTGCCGGGGGTGCCTAGCGAATCCTCAACGCCGTCGAGTTCCTTCAACAGCCCCTTGTAGGGAGCGCCGAGTTCCTTCGCCAGCTTGCGAACTTCACGAATCGCTTGTCGCAGTTCCTTCTCGGTCGCCATCCTGTTCCTTCTTGATTTTCTCAGCGATCGACGCTGCGGCCTTCTCGATGTCACCCGACACCGAAGCAGCCTCCCGCTGCCCCGGTGACGGCTGATCGGCACCGCGAGCGGCCTTTGAGTAATGCTCGCCTGTGCCGTTGGTTCCCCCTGCGGCCACTTCCTGTGCGGCCTGTCGCCCCGGGGAATCGCCCGCGTCCGGTTCGATCGTGGACAACGACTCTCTGAGCCCGTCGAGCGCCTGCGTTACCCCATCGGGGAGGTTCTGCGGGGAACGCGCTTTGAACTGCTCGATGGCTTGCTCAAGCCGTGTGACTTCAACCGGACGCGGCATGGATTACCGGCCTCCTGCGAGTGCGGGTCGCAGGTCCTTGTAGTCCACCGCAATCTCCTCGTGGTTCTCATCACGAGTGCGGAACAGGACTTCCTTGCCCGGCGTGTCCTCGTAGATCACGCCGTACTTGCCCTTGTGTTCGCCGGACACGACGCGGGCGTAAACGCCGATGTAGAGCCCGCCGATGGGCGCGTTCATATCGGTCAGCGGGTACGGCTTGTCGGGAATGTCCGACTTCTTCACGTCGGCTGAATCCTCAACCTTCGGAACGTCAGTCGCCGCAGTCTCCTGCGCCGCCTTCTGCTCCTCCTTCTTCTTCGTCGCCTTCGTCTTGGTAGCCATTTATGGCCCTCCTCACTTGTTGGTCGGTTCCCAGGAATCGGAAACCTGATCGGCTGATACCCGATATTCACCATAAAGCCGACATCGGTTGCCGTTCTCTCTGAAGTGGCGGCAGTTGCCACACCGTTTGTTGCCCTCAGCGGCTCGGAGGTTAGGCGGTCGCGTGCCTTTCGCTTCGCGCCCTTCCTTCATCTTGCGCTCGATCGCTTTCTTGATCGGCGCTGTTTTATCCACTGGCGGCATTGGGCTTCGCCTGCTGTTCGGCGACACTGGCCTCAAGCGCCATCTGCTGTTGCTGTTGGCCCTCTGTCGCCATCGCGGACATCTGCGCGTTTACCGCCTGAACCTGTGCCTCCTGATGGGCGGTGATGTGAAGCTCGATCAACTGCTGTGCGTTCGCCGGGAGCCTCGTGAACTTGCCCGACTTGCGGTACTCGTCGTGGGCAGCAATATGGATGTCGTGATCGTCGCGCGGGTGCGGCGCAACCGGCTCGCCCTTTGAGAGCAAGCGGTTCTCTCGCTGCGCCTGCTGCTCGTCCTGAGAGGTCGAGTCGAACAGACGTTCCAGCGCCGCAACCTCGTAGTCCTTAAAGAACTTGCGAAGGTCGCGCGGATCGAACTCAAGCCCATACTGGAAGGCGAGCGAGAGGACTTCCAGCATCGCCGCCTGCTTCGCGGCCTTTGAGCGTGGCATCGCCGAACCCGCCTGAACTTCGACGTTCGTGTTGTCCTTCAGCAACTCGGCGCGGAAGCTGAAGATGTCCCAGTTGCCGTCCTCGCCCGCGATCTGGATTGTCCGCTCGTCGGTGTTAAACCGGGCGCGGAGCTTCAGCACCTTCGACCCGG